TCTGGTATTCACAGGGTAAAAATATTAAACAAGAAAAGGGTCTTGGACCCATGTTTGTAGTTGATAACAATATTCTTTATAGGACTGGGTATGATGGCGTAGTCGCTGCCCATGATATGGAGACAGGTGTAATTATTTGGGAAAAGTATTTAGACTTATATCTACACTCTGCAGTATGTATCGATACAGAAAGATCTCAGTTGTATGTTGGGACAGAGGGTGGGTTGCAATATAAACGAGGTGATATAGTATGTTTAGATTTAAAAACTGGTAATACCAAGTGGAGATTTAAAACTAAGCATGTTGCTGTTTGCACACCAGTTCTTATAAATGGTATGGTAATTTCTGGGAGTAATGATAAAAATTTATACTCACTCAATCCAGAATCTGGAGAACAGAATTGGGTAATAAAAAACATCGGAGAAGTAAAGGGCAGAGTTGCTCAGCTAGATGATGTAATTTTTGCTACCACACAGAATGGTTATATTCATGCTATCGATTTTGATGGGAATATAATTTGGAAAAGAACCTGTGGTATTCAATCCCACCATCAGTTTCTAAATGTCCATAAAGAGTATGGGTTAGTATATGTCGGAAACTCTGAAGGCAATGTTATTGCTTTTGATAAATATGGTAAGCAGGTATGGGTTCGCACTACTAGATCTTCCTGCTGGTGGAACCTTACCCTAAAGAACAATGTTTTAATGGTTGTCACTGTTAATGGTGATGTTAACGAACTAGATGCTTTAACTGGAGAAAAAATAAACTTCTCTAGATTAAATCTTCCATGTAGATCGCCCTGTGATTTTAATGATGAGTATCTCGCTCTGCACTGCGTTACTCGAGGTTTTTATTTGTATAGGAGAATGAAGTGAATCGTTTGGTTATTGATATAGCAACTCTTCGTGTTATCTATTTTTCAAAAGATGAATCTGAACTAATAACTATTCCAGGTAGATGTGTTCAGCGAGATTGGATAGATGACATACCAGAAAGTATGACTCTACAAAATTGCTGGGATTGGAAACTTCGGGGTGACAAATTAGTTAACACTGAAGAAAACAATCTACAACCACAGAGTAGGATGGATAGGAATAGAATGGAAGCGATTAAATTCTTAAACCAAAGAATTGATATTACCAGAACTGCTCTGCTTCCTACATGTAAGGGTGGGGAATTTATTAGAACTTTAAAATTGAAAGATGACGAATATATTAATATGTTGGCCATGGCATGCGAAATGGATCCAAAACTTTATAAAATTAATGTCATGCACAAAGCAGATGTATACGAAGATTTAATGAAGGCGACAGAAATTAATAGAGAATTTTATACGCACAAATTTAAAAATTGTAGTGAAGATAAAGAACTACTCAATCTTAGAGACTTTGTTTCTAGCACAGATTTAACTGCACTCCCCGACGAAATGCAATAATGTCAAAATTTTACAACTCAAATCCTAACCTAAAAGCTGCATCAGTTCCTGTTCAGTTTACGCAGGTACAGGTAGAGGAGTATGTAAAGTGTAAAGCAGACCCAGTTTACTTTATTAGTAACTACTGTTATATCGTTACGTTGGATCATGGACTTCAGAAGTTTAATCTGTACCCATGTCAAGTTAATAAGATAAATGTTATCCATAATAACCGTAAGGTTATCCTTATGGAAGGTCGCCAGCAGGGTAAAACAACTACCTCTGCTGCGTACATCCTTTGGTATACTCTGTTTCATGCGAGCAAAACTGTTGCTATCCTAGCCAACAAAGCTACAGCAGCACGAGAAGTCCTAAATAGATACCAAACGATGTATGAAAACCTTCCACCATGGCTTCAACAGGGTGTGACGACATGGAACAAAGGTGACATTGAATTAGAGAATGGTTCCAAAGTGTTTACCGCTGCAACTACCTCTTCTGGTATTCGTGGTAAGTCAGTTAACCTATTATACGTTGATGAGGCTGCAATCATTCCAAACACAGTGGCTGAACAGTTCTTTACTTCTGTTTATCCTACCATCTCTGCTGGTGAAACTACCAAAATTTTGTTAAGTTCAACCCCACTCGGATATAATCACTTCTGGAAATTCTGGAACGATGCCGATCAGGGAAGAAATGGTTTCGTCAATCTATTCATACCATACTGGGAAATTCCTGGACGTGATGAGAAGTGGGCAGAAACTCAGCGCAGACTATTGGGCGATTTGAAGTATAATCAAGAGGTTCTATGTAACTTCCTCGGTTCTTCTGCAACCCTTATCAACTCTGATACAATTGCAAGATTGTCCTATGTTCCACCGATCAAATCGGTTAATGGGTTGGACATTTATGAAGTGCCGATTAAGGGTAGCGAAGAAGAAAAGATTAAACCTCATACCTATGTAATGGTGGCAGATACCGCCAAAGGTGTAGGTGGGGATTATTCAGCTTTTGTAATAGTTGATGTTACAGAAGCCCCATATCGAGTAGTTGCTAAATATAGAGATAACAAGATTAGTCCTATGTTGTATCCCAATGTGATCTTTAAAGTTGCAAAAGAATACAATATGGCTTATGTTTTGGTAGAGATCAATTCAAGCGAGCAGGTTGCTTCAATCCTCTATCAAGAATTAGAGTATGAGAATATATTGTTTGTGACTCGTTCCACTGGAGGTCAGATAGTTTCTGGAGGTTTCGGTGGTGGTAAAACTCAGTTAGGTGTGCAGACCGATAAGAAGATTAAACGTATCGGGTGTTCCAATTTCAAGTCGTTGGTCGAAGAAAGTAAACTGCTCATCCCTGATGCAGATATTATTTCCGAGATTACTACGTTTATTGAAGTAAAAGGATCTTATGCTGCCGATGATGGATACCATGACGATTTAGTTATGCCTCTTGTGTTGTTTTCGTGGCTTACTACGAATCCATACTTCAAGGATTTAAATGATGTTAACCTAAGGAGTATCATGTATGAACAAAGAATTCAGTCAATCGAAAGTGAATTGACTCCATTCGGTTTCTATAATGATGGAAATGATGCTCAAGAACAAGTTTTAACGAACTTCTAAAAAATCAAAAACCATAAATAAGATTACAGTATCGAGTTTACTTTTTCTCGAGTAAAACGAATAACATGTAATAAGGAGAATTACGATGCCTTTCCAATTAAGTCCAGGAGTTGCGGTAGTCGAGAAAGACTTTACCTCAATTATTCCATCAGTTGCCACCTCTCCAGGTGCGTTCGCTGGTATTTTCCAATGGGGTCCAGTTTTGGATCCTCTAATCGTGACATCTGAGAATGTACTTGCAGAGCGTTTCGGTAAACCAAATAATAACCAAGATGTTTTTAGTTCGTTCTTTACGGCTGCTAACTTCCTAAGTTATACTAATAACCTATTGGTCGTTCGTTGTGATACAGCGAACCAGAAAAACGCTTCATGTGGTGGATATGTAAATTCTACTACAGTAGTTTCTGGTGGATCTGGTTATGCAGCTGCAACTACTACAGTAACTACTTCACTCCCACAAACTGCTGGTGGAACACCAGCAGTAATTAATGCTACTGTTAATACAAGTGGCACAGTTTCTTCTATTGCTGTAAATGCTGCTGGTACTGGTTATACCTCTACCCCAACAGTTGTTATCGGTACTCAATGGGCAGCAACCACAGCGTATACTTTGAATCAGCAAGTATTCTATGGTGCTAATCTTTACACTGTCACTACAGCTGGTACTTCTACTTCTACCCCACCAACACATACTACTGGTGCTGTTGCTGCTGGTGCAACATTTACCTATGCTGGCGTTGCTGCTAAAGCAACTGTGGCTCTTTCTGGTACGACTCTTGGTAGTGTTACCGTTACAACAAATGGCTCTGGTTATACCTCTGCGCCAGCTGCTGTTGTAACTGGTGGTGGCGGTGCTTCTGGAACACTTACTGTTACATTTATTGCTAGTGGCGCTATTACTGCATTTAATATTCTTAATGCTGGTTCTGGTTATACCTCTGCTCCAACTATCACTGTTAATAGCAGTGCTGGTGGTTCTGGCGCTAGCGGTACAACAAATATCCAAATTTTAAGCGCACCAAAAATTAATAACACTGCAGACTATCAGTCAAACTTTCAGGCTGGTGGAAATAATGTTGGACCATTTGTTGCTAAATTTCCAGGATCCCTCGGAAATTCATTAAGAGTTTCAATGTGTGATGCTACTTCTTATTCTACATGGGCTTACAAAGATAACTTCAATGGCGCCCCAGGAACTTCTAGCTATGCTGCTGGAGTAAATGGTCTCAATGATGAGATGCATATTATTGTTATTGACCAAGATGGTTTATGGACTGGTACTGCTGGTGCTGTTCTAGAAGTTTTTGCTTATGTTTCTAAAGCATCAGATGCTCGTAAAAATGATGGAACTAATAACTACTACAAGAATGTTATTAATTCAAATTCACGTTACATCTGGTGGGCAGATCATCCATTGACAACATCTGGTGCAAGTTTCGGCTGGGGAACTCCTGCTGCTGCAAAAGCATTCGCTACCTTTGCATATGGTCGTTCATATTCACTAATCGGTGGTGCTGATGATTTTGCTGCAAATGCAGGTGACTACCAAGAAGGTTTTGCATTGTTTGCCAACGATGAGTTGTATGACATCGCATTGATCGCTACTGGTCGTGTTTCTGCTGTAACAGCTACTTACGTTATCAACAACATTGCTGAAGTGCGTAAAGACTGTATCGTGTTTGTTTCT